GAATATGGAAGAAGGACAAAGTGCTTCCTTGCGTTTCCTTCCAGATGGCAACACCAAAAACACATTCTTCTGGGCTGAACGAGCCATGATCCGACTGCCATTCAACGGCGTCAAAGGTGAAATGGACTCCAAACAGGTCATGGTCCAAGTGCCCTGCGTTGAGATGTGGGGCGAAGCTTGCCCAATCTTGGCCGAAGTTCGTACCTGGTTCAAAGACAAGAGCCTGGAAGACATGGGTCGCAAGTACTGGAAAAAGCGCAGCTACATCATGCAGGGCTTTGTGCGTGAGAACCCCATTGGCGACGACAAGACTCCGGACAATCCAATCCGCAAGTTCATCATTGGCCCACAGTTGTTTACCCTGATCAAGGGCGCCTTGATGGATCCTGAGCTGGAAGAATTGCCAACTGACTACCTGCGTGGCTTGGACTTCCGTATTGCCAAGACCTCCAAGGGTGGCTATGCTGATTACAACACTTCAAAGTGGGCACGTAAGGAATCGGCTCTGACCGAAACTGAACAGGCTGCTGTGGAAGCACATGGCCTGTTTGACTTGAGCACATTCTTGCCCAAGCGTCCCGGCGAAGTTGAACTGCGTGTGATGAAGGAAATGTTCGAAGCGTCAGTGGATGGACAACCTTATGACACCGAACGCTGGGGTCAGTACTTCCGTCCTGCTGGCGTCAATGCTCCAGCTGGCGCCGCACCTGCTGTGGACGCAGATGAGGATACTCCTGCACCCAAGGCAGCACCAGCGCCTGTGGCAGCACGTCCAGCAGTGGTAGCAGAAGATGCACCATTTGATACTGATGACGCACCTGCAGCTTCGGCACCTGTTGCCAAGCCAGCAGGCACACAAAAGGCCGAAGACATCTTGGCCATGATTCGTAGTCGTCAAAAGCAATAATCATTGCTGATCAATGCACACGGGCTCTCCGTGTGCATTTCTATCTATACAAGGAAAACAAATGGGAAAACCTTTTGATATCAGTAAGTTCCGCAAGGAAATTACCAAAAGCATTGAAGGCCTGTCAATCGGCTTCAACGATCCTACAGACTGGATCTCTACAGGCAACTATGCACTCAACTACTTGATCTCAGGCGACTTCAACCGTGGCATTCCCCTGGGCAAGGTCACTGTGTTTGCCGGTGACTCAGGTGCAGGCAAAAGCTACATCTGCAGTGGCAACATTGTGAAACATGCACAAGAGCAAGGCATCTTTGTGGTGTTGGTTGACTCAGAAAACGCACTGGACGAAGACTGGCTCAAAGCCTTGGGTGTGGACACAAGTGAGAGCAAACTGCTGAAACTGAGTATGGCCATGATTGATGACGTGGCCAAAACCATCAGCACATTCATGAGCGACTACAAGGCCTTGCCCGATGGCGAGCGTCCCAAGGTGTTGTTTGTGATCGACAGCTTGGGCATGTTGTTGACTCCCACAGACGTGAACCAGTTTGAAGCAGGTGAGATGAAAGGTGACCTAGGCCGCAAGCCCAAGGCATTGACTGCTCTGGTTCGTAACTGTGTCAACATGTTTGGCAGCTACAACGTGGGCCTGGTATGTACCAACCACACTTATGCTAGCCAGGACATGTTTGATCCCGATGACAAGATCTCCGGCGGTCAAGGCTTTATCTATGCCAGCAGTATTGTGGTAGCCATGAAGAAGATGAAGTTGAAAGAAGATGCGGACGGCAACAAGGTGTCCGAAGTCAATGGTATCCGTGCTGGCTGCAAGGTCATGAAAACTCGTTACGCCAAGCCGTTTGAAGGTGTGCAGGTCAAAATTCCCTACACCACAGGCATGAGTCCTTACTCGGGCTTGACAGACTTGATTGAGAAAAAAGGCCTGCTCAAGAAAGAAGGCAACAGTCTAGTGTTTACCACCAGCGATGGTGAAATTATCAAGAAGTTCCGCAAGGGCTGGGAACGCAATGATGATGCTTGCTTGGATGTGGTCATGAAAGATTTTGCCAATCAGAAAACAGAGGTAACTACATCCGAAGAGGAGACTGCCGAATGAGTGCAACTGTAGCAAGTGAAATCTGGGGAGAACTACGCCGTTATGTCAACACCGTGGACCGTGACGAAGCCGCAGAAACTGTGGTCGCTGTCTTGATTGACAACGACTACGATGCGGATGAAATTCGCGAAGCCTTCAAGGGTGATGCGGATATCAAACGTGCCTTGGCCGCCTACGTCAACAAAGATGTAGAAGAAGAAGCAGACGAAGAAGTTGACGACGACGTTGATCTTGACGAAGACGAACGCTGGGAAAACTGATGTGGTATAATCGTGTGGTAGCTGATCTGGGCAAACTGCCTGACTTTATCTCTTACTATGAGCAGGAGTTAGCAGATGCACGTCGCGACTGCAAGATTGGCGGTATTGTTGAGCATCGTATCAAAGAACTGCCCGGCATCACCGAACAGAGATTCAACCAGCTACAAGAAATTGAAGCTGTGTTGAATTATCTTAACATTCAACTGCGTAAAATTCGCCGCCGCCACTTCCAAAAATATCTGGAAGGATATGCTCGTGCTCTAACCAGCCGTGATGCCGAAAAGTATGTGGACGGCGAAGATGAAGTTATTGACTTTGAAACCTTGATCAACGAAGTGGCGCTACTACGCAACAAGTGGTTGGGCATCATGAAAGGTCTAGACTCCAAGCAGTGGATGGCTGGACACATTGTAAGACTACGTGCAGCCGGTATGGAAGATATTCAAGTGTAATTGTTACTGGTGGATTTGATGCTAGGTTGTATAAATAACCATACAGGAGAAAGTATGTTTATTAACAACAAATATTCAAGATGGTATTATACCATTATTGAGCATAGAAAAAACAATCCCTTTAATGGATATGTCGAACGGCATCATATTATTCCAAAGAGTCTCGGCGGCAGCAATAAAAAAGAAAACATTGTTGCCCTGACTGCCAGGGAGCATTTTATTTGTCATCGCTTGTTGGTTAAAATGACCTCAGGCAGAGATAAGATGAAAATGTCTTATGCTATCAGGTGTTTAGTTAATCAAGAAAATACGCATCAACAGCGTTATAAAATTAGTTCTCGTACATACGCTGCTATAATCTCAGCCACAAAAAATAGTATCTCTAAGTACCAAACTGGAGAAAACAATCCGTACTACGGAAGAAAACATTCGGACGAGATTAAAGCAAAAATGAGAGAGAAAAGGGCTTTACAAGATCCTCCCCTGTTAGGCAAGAATCACTCTAATGAAACAAAAGAAAAACTTCGCCTAGCAAACAAAAAACAATTCCAAGATCCAGCTCAAATTGAAATGCGCAAAAAATACACGCTTGAGCAAATGCAAGATCCTTCTCGCCGCTACGCTGCTGGCAATGGTAAGCGCGGAAAAAAGTGGTACCATTGTCCTATAACAAAAACCTGCTCTACATTTTTCCCCGACAAGGTTCCTCTAGGATATATAGAAGGAAGGATTATTAAAAAATGAAAATCGTACTTTGCACGGGGGGATATGATCCTGTTCATTCGGGCCACCTAGCCTACTTCAAAGCAGCTCGCACCCTAGGCGACAGACTCATAGTTGGACTCAACTCAGATGCATGGCTGACCCGTAAAAAAGGTCGGCCATTCATGCCTTTACAGGAACGCCTGGCTCTTGTAGGCAATCTCAACATGGTTGACGAAGTCGTGACCTACAACGACGATGACGGATCTAGTTGCGATGCCATACGGGTGGTTCGCGCTAGATATCCCACAGCTGACATTGTGTTTGCCAACGGTGGCGATCGCACACAGGCCAACATTCCTGAAATGACAGTGCAAGACTCACAAATCTCTTTTGCATTTGGTGTAGGCGGCGAAGACAAACGCAACTCTAGCTCATGGATACTTCAAGAATGGAAAGCTCCAAGAACTGAACGGCAGTGGGGATACTATCGTGTGCTGCACGAAGTGGCAGGAATGAAAGTCAAAGAACTCACAGTGGATCCGGGGCAGAGCCTCAGCATGCAACGGCACCAACATCGTGCGGAATACTGGATTGTGAGCCAAGGCGAGTGCATAGTCAATAGTCAACTGGCCAGCGGATATGTATTGCCTCCTACCCATCTTCATCCGCATCAGGAGTACCGCATTGCAGTAGGAGAGTGGCATCAGCTGACCAATCCATTTGATCAACCATGCAAGATTGTGGAAATACAGTACGGCGAGCAGTGTGCAGAAGAGGACATTGAAAGAAAATGATTCCAGTTTTTATTGGTTACGACCCAAGAGAAGCCATCGCATTCCATGTGTGTGCGAATTCAATCATTAGACACAGCAGCCAACCTGTGCAGATTATTCCTGTAGCACTGAACTTGTTTCGAGACTACACAGAAACACATACAGACGGCAGCAATCATTTTATCTACACTCGATTCCTGGTGCCCTACATGATGAAGTGGCAAGGCCATGCAATCTTTATCGACGGCGACATGATTGTGCGTGATGACATTGCCCAGCTGTGGGAGTTAAGAGATTCCTACAAAGACGTCCAAGTGGTCAAACACAATTATAAAACTCGCATGCCCATAAAGTATCTTGGCAGCAAGAACGAAGATTATCCTCGCAAGAATTGGTCAAGTGTGATCCTCTGGAACTGTAACAGTTATCCTAATCGTAAGTTGACCCCTGACTATGTGATGAAGGCAACAGGAGCAGAACTGCATCGATTCACCTGGTGCACTGATGACCGCATTGGCGAATTACCTCCGGAATGGAATTGGTTACCCGACGAGTACGGTTCCAACCCTGATGCCAAACTGTTGCACTTCACACTGGGCACACCTTGCTTTCATGAGTTTGCAGATACCCCTCAAGGATCTGAATGGCACCGTGAACGCATCTTGACTGAATATTGCCAGCAGCATGATCTTCCTAAGTAAAGATGGTCAAGACGAATATGTCAACATGTTCGCCCAAGGCTGTGACACTGTGCCTGTCAGTACAGAAGATTTTGTGTATGAAAATTCCAGCGATCCAATTGTGTTAAGGGGCATCCTTAAGCACAAGATTATGAAACGCTGCTGGACGGATCATAGAGATTTTTACTACATTGATTCTGGCTACTTTGGCAACGAACGAACTGCAGGCAATCCCAACGGATGGAAGCTGTGGCATCGCATTGTAAAAAACAATATACAACACGGAGAAATTGTCTCTAGACCCGACGACCGCTTTCGTAAATTTAAAAAAGAATTCAAGCCTTGGAAAAAGTCTGGAATTCGAATTCTAGTGGCTGCACCCGACGAAAAGCCTTGCAAATTTTACGGGATAAACAAACAAGAATGGGTGCAGCAGACCGTAGACACTATTAAACAATACACAGATCGTCCTGTGGTTGTTCGAGAACGTGCAGCCAAACGTATCGATCGTATTACCAACGACACACTACAGTCTGCACTGGATCAAGACATATTTGCCCTAGTGACATACAACAGTGTGGCAGCAGTAGAAAGCGTTTTTCACGGCATACCAGTATTCACTCTAGCACCTGCCAACGCTGCAAGTCCAGTGGGCTTGCAAGATTTAAAACAGATAGATACACCTTACTATCCTGATCGGGATAAATTATATGCATGGGGCTGTCATTTGGCTTACGGGCAGGCGCATGTGGACGAAATGCGTCACGGCAGAGCCATAGAAATACTAAACATCCAATGAGTATAAAATACGTATTAGCACACAGAAAAGATCCCAACAACGTGGGAGATATTGCAGCCGATCCTCTGCAATACTTTTTGTCACCTGATCAATATCAAACCATTGATGTTGCACATCCCTGGCAAGAAGATTATCCCGGCGATGTGCCACTAGTGGTCGGTGGCGGAGGATTGATAGGCAATGACTTTATGGGCAATGTTGTTGCCAACTACTTGTTGAGCCCAGATGAAATGCAGTTGAAACAGTTGAGTGCATCTTCAAAGTATGCCTGGGGCATCGGGCACAACGGTAGCACAGCGGCGGTTCCTGAATACCCTGAAGAATTGAATCAATACTCTGCCGTGGGCCTTAGAGACTGGGCCACTCACAGCCACAGCTGGGTACCATGTGCCAGCTGCTTGCATCCTGCACTGCGCAAAAACTACAAAATTAAAAATCCAGTCATTTGGTTTGAACACAAGAAACAACTGATCAAGGATCGTTCTTTTGGAACAGAACCTATTCCTAGATTTGTCAACTCAGGAGCCAACATAGAACAAACTATAGAACTGCTGGGCTCAGCAGAGACAGTGTTGACCAACAGTTATCATGGTGCCTACTGGGCCACCTTGCTACGACGTCGAGTAATTGTGGTCGGTGCCTGGTCTTCAAAGTTTCATCACATGAAGCATGCACCGGTTCAGATGCCTGCAGAACAAAACTGGAAAGATGTGTTGGATCAAACACAGATTTATCCTCATGCGTTGGATGAGTGTGCTGATGCAAATCATGCTTTTTGGAAACGAGTCAAATGACAACAGCAGTGGCGTATCTAGCTGGTTGTCCCCCTGGCCCAAAAAATCAACATAAAACAGATCTGCTGACCAGGTTCATTCAGGGTGTTAACGCTGCTGGAGATCGCGGAATACTGCACTCAGGTGCTGATTTAATCAACAGTGATGTGGCATTTATACAAGGCTGGCAACATGTGCACGGCAAGTCAGCCCCACACCTACAAGTCCGTCAACAAGTGATTGACCATCAACGCCGTTGTAAAAAAAGATTACTGGTAGTTGACAGCAATCTGTTTAACTATCAAGGCAAAAACTCCTACAGTCGTTATAGTTTTGATGGGGTGTTTCCGACAACTGGTGTGTATTTTTGGGATCAACCAGACCCTGCTCGCTGGCAACAGATCAGTCAGCACACTGGCATTGTACTCAAAGATTGGCGTACCACAGGTAATCACATCTTGATTTGCACACAACGCAATGGTGGCTGGAGCATGCAAGGTCATGATGTGGTCACCTGGTTAGAACACACTGTACACAAAATCAAACAGTACACAGATCGACCCATAGTGATACGCCCTCACCCTGGGGACAAATCAGCTCGGCAGTACCTGTCAAGATGGCAACTTAGCACCAGTGAAACTCTGGTTGATGATTTACAAAATGCCTGGGCAGTGGTCAACTACAACTCAACTCCTGCAGTAGCAGCGGCTATTGAAGGTGTGCCCGCATTCATAACTGATCCTGTACCCACAACCAGCCAGGCATATCCAGTGACCAACACGGATCTATCAATGATAGAAAACCCCAGATACCCAGAACGTCAGGCCTGGGTTGAACGCTTGGCCATGTGTCACTGGAATCAAGATGAAATTGCAAATGGCTTAGCTTGGCAGCACATGAAGAAGTTTATATAATGCGTTTTAAGATATTGGAGTCAGATTTTGACGGAAATATCATATGCACAAGAGATCTCTCAGTAGTAAAAGATCTGGCTGAAGTAGAGGATCATGAACCCATGATCATGGGCGGTGATATTTTAAGACCCGAAGTTAGACATCGATTGAACCACCAGTTGCCCACAATCTTTATACATCGAGGATACCTGGGCAATCATCTTTATAAACATCGAGTGTGGTGGAGATACAGTGTGAATGGGTTTGCAAATACTCGACTATTGCCAGTTCCATATTCTCGATGGCATTTGTTGGGATTGCCTAGACATTCATGGAAAGTAACAACTGTCAAGCGAGTGCTGATAGCACCCAGCAAAATGACCAGCACTATATGGACTCCCGAAACTGATGCCTGGGCCGAATCAATGTTGGATAAATTTCCTGGTGCCAAAGTCAGGATACGAATCAAGTCAGGAAAACCAACCCAACGTTGGAATACTCTATGGGATGACTTGGACTGGGCGGATCTCGTGGTGTCTCAGTCCAGTGCTATAACTGCTGAAGCGTTTTGGTATGGTAAGAAAGTAATAAGCTTGTTCCCTTGCCCCACATGGGCAGCGGGCACATCAACATTGGACACCTGGCAGGATCCTACTGAGCCCGACCACAGGACAGCCTGGCATGAACATTTGGCCTGGAGTCAATTTACCAATCAAGAATGGTCATCCGGCCATGCTGTCAAATCAATCGCTCGGTATATTGGACCAGCGGATCAATACCAGTCTGGGTATTCTTACAATTTTAAAAATCTCTAAGTTCGGTCAGTTGAACCGTGTAGTCAGGAATGCCAAAATCAAACTGTTGTCTAGTGTCAACTA